TAGCACAGGTAAAAAAGCCACGTCAGGGGACTTGGATCTACAAGTAGATGCTAATACCACAGACAAAGACACACTGGTACAAATACTACTAGCCGCAGGTGTTGCCAAAGCAGACATCAAAAAGTCCGGTGATAGTGTACACGTTAAAGCACCTATAGCAGGCGACCCAGCCAATGGATTTGCACAAGCAGATTTGATGTTTACAGATGACCCAGCCTGGCAATCCTTTGCTATGGCAGGCAGTGGCGAAGGCAGTGTACTACCAGGTATGGCAAGACACATTATACTAAGCAGTATTGTTGCTGAACTACAGCCTAATCTCAAGTGGAGTTACAAAAACGGATTGGTGTTTAGAGATACCAATCAACCTTATGAAAACGGCAAGAGTCCTGCAACACTAAGCAAAGTAACTGGCATTCCTGTGGCAAAGCTCAGCAGTGCAGATGATATAGTTGCCGCGATTAAAGGTGCAAGCAATTACGAACAACTGATTGGCAGAGCAAGAGAAACGCTTGAAAAGTCTGACATACAGTTGCCAGAGTCTGCACCATTGCCTGGCACCGGTGCTTGGTTCAACAGCATGGCAGAAAGTAGCAAGTTTGGTTTTGTAAAAAGCCTAACAGAAAACACAAAAGGTCGTACTCCACATCCAGAAGATGCTATATTCTCCGGTAGTGCTGCCGCAGGACAACAGTTAGCAGGACTTGATGCACTAGTAGCAAATCCTAACAATTTAACTATCAAGTGGGACGGGTTTCCTGCACTGATATTTGGTCGTGATCCTACAGACGGTAGACTTGCAGTAATGGACAAGTATATGTGGAACAAAGGTATACTTGCTAAGAGTGTAGATGAGTGGAAGCAATACGACAGCACCAAAGCATCTGGTGGATTGCGTGGAGACTTGTACAACAAACTAGCACAGATTTGGCCAGGACTAGACGCAGTCACTAAAGGATCAGGATTTTATTGGGGCGACTTGTTATACGCTGGCAAGTTAGAACCACAAGGTGGGTCATATAATTTTAAACCGAATACCGTTGAGTATCGCATACCGGTTAACAGCAACTTAGGTAAGCTAGTGGGCAATAGCACAGGAGGTATTGTAGTACATCAGAAGTTTGACGAGTTAGGCGGAACTAGCTCACAATGGGATGGCAAAGGCCTTGAAAATGTACCTGGTGCTGTAGCAGTATTAACACCAAGTGCAGGGCTACGTTTTGAATTAAAACAACCTGTGCAGTTAGAAAAACGTGCCAAAGCCGCACTACAGCAACACGGTAAGGCTGTTGATGATTTACTTGCGCAGATACCAGCTAGTACTGTCCAACAAATACAACGCTACTTTAATCAATTTGTTACAGGACAAACCAAACAACCACTGTACACATGGCTAGAAGGCAACACCAGTGCTAAACAGTATCAAAATCTAGTTGGTGATGATTATAGTGGGTTATTATTTGCCAAAGATGCACAAGGTAAAACAGTTGCTAGTCCAGGCTATGATGGACTCAACACCATATTCAGTGCTATACTACAGTACAAACAAAATCTACACGATCAGCTGGATTCACAAATTGAAGGATTTGGGCAATTTGTAAACAATCAACCTGCAGGCGAAGGTTTTGTATTCCCGACCCCACAAGGACTAGTTAAAATAGTCGACCGTGCTGGCTTCAGTGCCGCAAATTTTGCCAAGTAATTAATTTTTTACGCAATTTGATAAATATTTGCATGCGATATTTCGCACTAATATTAGGAGAATTAAGATGGCAGGATTAACAAAATTAAACGGTGATAGTAATCCAGTAGTAAACGTTGGAAACGATATCACACAAAACGCAAACGCAACAATTATCAACACAGGTATTGCATCACCAATTGATGCATACAACATTCAGTTTGTAGCTGGTGACATTTCAAATGAACTCAAGCGTGGCACGGATGGAACAGCAGGTGCTGTTGAGACATTGTTGAATGCAATTGCCGCAAATGCAACAGTTATAGCATACCAAGCTGACCTAGGCGCAACAGCCGCTAACTCACAAGTTAGTGTTATTCTTGAGCGTAGTTCATGGGAAAGTGCAGCCGCTATGCAGGTAGCATTACGTGCAACATTGGCAGCAAACATTGGTGCTTACGGTCCAATGACAACAACCACAATGGATGTTCGTGACGTTGGTATTAAACTAGCCGCTAGTTAATTAACTTAACTAACAGCAGTAAACAAAAAGCAGACTCCGGTCTGCTTTTTTTATCTTCGACTAAATACTTGCATATACTATTAGGAGATTAACATGGCAGGATTAACAAAAACCAACAGTGATTTGCTGTTGAGATCAGACGGATCGGCAGATACATTTTACACAACAGCAAACTTGGGTTGCTACGAAATTAACCCAGCGTCAGCATTAACTGCTGACACTCAATCAGGCGGCTCCGGAACTGCTATTACCGAAGGCACAATTCGTAAAGTTGCTAGAGCAATCAACTCATTAATATTTGAAGTTAAGAGCGACGGCGATGTGATGATTGCAATTTGTGACAACAGTCAGCAAGACGCCGCTAGTATCAAGTCAAAAGTTGACGACGCACTAGGCGTTACTAACACAACTGTTACTAAGTTAACAACACTACTTAATTTAGCATAATAACTTTAAACCAAACAAGAAAGGTGCTCCGGCACCTTTTTTTGTGGCTAAATATTCTTGGAGACAACTTATGGCAGGAATAACAAGAAGTTCAGGATATGAATTTGCAGGATCAACAGATACACTGTATCGTTTTGGCGGTAGTGTACGTTTCTTTAAGATTGATACAGGCGTTGACTTACGATTCGAAGACGATGGGTCCGACGAAGCATATGAAGCAATACTACAGTCTATACCTGGTTTATTAGCAGTTAGTTCAGTTGGCGCAACTGGAACGGTGCATGTATGTGTCGAAGCACATAGTTGTCTAGACGCTCTTCCTTTACAACAACAAATACAGTCTATAGGAACATCAAAAGGTGCTGTAAACCTTGGGTCGACTACTGTAATAGAAGGAACAAGTTTCGTTGTAGCATAATGTTGTTATAAATATTTTTATGATATTTTACACAGCATTTACGTTAGTAGATATAACCCAGACCGGTATTACTAGGAATCGCAAAGGCGAAGAGAAACAGCGCCATCAGCAACGAAATTGGGAAACAGTACTGCAAGTGATAGGCCTAAGAGCTCAACCACAGATGATTGAAGGCCCATATGATAGCGAATATGAACTCACAGACGGTGGAATTTTTGGAGAAATGTTCCGGGGCAAACACATGGTCTGGCATTTCAGTTTTGGCGTTGACATCGCAGACACATGGAAAGACACCAACGAAAATCCAACAGGTTTATTGGACAAAGACTTTGCAGAAGTGCCAATCATACAAGGACTTAACGAAACAGCAAAGTTCATGTTGCCCATATTCTATCCTCATGGCGCAATCAAAAACATACACTTTATTAACCAACGTGTAACTATATAAATAATGCATTAACGGCACTTTACAGGCACACTTTATGGCATTTATTATGGACAAATTCACAGAACCCTCTTTTGAATTAAAGAAATGGAAAAACAAATGGCAGAAAGTGAAAGAAAAGATCTTGAGGCGCACGTTGATTTATGCGCTGAAAGGTACAAAACGTTGCACAAAAAACTAGACAAACTCGACGACCGACTTACTGGTGTAGAAGAGCATATCATATACATACGGGCGAAGTTGTCTGAATTTAAAACCATAGGCGAAGCAGCCAGCAATGAATCCAACAAAACATTGATTGGTGTAATGACTGCTGTTGGCGCCGCATTGCTCGCAGGTTTAATTGCCACTATTGTTCAACTAACCATAAATTAATATGAAGATCATAGAATTAGTAAATAAAGTAAGCCTGCCTATTACAAACGAAGAGTCGGATGTATTAGGCCAATTCCAGGAAAAACCTGTAATTAGAAAAGCTGAACTAAACGAACGACAACAAGAATTAGCAAACTCACTTGTTAATAAAGACATATTACTAAGACAAACAAATGAAGAAGGCAAGATCATCTACAAAAAAAGAAAAGGTATTAGCTGATATAGTACTCAACTTGGGAGTTGCGTACATCAAACGATTTACAACCAAAGAACTTAATAAATTTAAAAACAAACCTGTAGTTATTCCAATTGGTAATTACAGGTTTTTTGTTGGTCCGTATGAAGTTAACGGCATACACAAACACTGCTGGGAAGTATCTATAGACAAGGAAGTAGTACACTGTTTCTTGTCAAGATTAAATGCTATACTATATTGCTTAACTTGTGTTAAAGATCGTTATTGGCAAAGTCGTGACATACTTGAATGGGATAATAAGTTAGGCCATTTGAACTTAGATTTAGAATATTACACAAGAAGCATAAAATCAGCACAGAATGCCAATGATCGAGAAAGAAAAGAAATAATGTTAAATAGATATATTGATGCAAAACAGCGGCAAAAGCAAGCCATAGACAAATTGAATAAAACAATAAAGTCGGCTAAATACATTAACTTTGGGAATATGAACAATGAGACTAACTGAAATGAACACCAAGCCTTCGGCTACTAAAATTAATAAAGTTATGGAAAGCCGCTTTGGCAACAAAATTGACTATAGCAAATTAGACTTTGAAAAGGCGTATAATTTAGCAACATCACTAAATGAAAGTCTTGACAAGATTAAAAACAGTCACGGTATACACAAAGCAGAAAAGAATCCAAAATACATGCACCTTTTAATGGTACGTGAGGGCATTCACAAGTGGATGGTTGAGAACAAAGAACAACTAATCCAAGAAAGTGAAATGGGTCGTAGCCAGGCTATACTAGCCGCTAAAGATATGGTTGACAGCGTACAGGACATGCTTGAAGATGTTAGCGAAATGGCTAACGAGCAAATGCCAGCACTACTTGACACAATCCGTGATCAGATTGGCATGACAGAAGCAGAAAACTTCAAGGCAAGTGTTGGTGGTATACTAGAATCACTCCAGGCTGCAATCAGTTCATCACGTGAGCAGATGGATAATGCGGCTCGTGCATTAGCAGGCGAAACAACAGAACAGCCAATGGACATGGCAGTAGGCAGTCCAGAAGCAGATATGGCTCCTCCAGTAGAAGCTGGCGAAGTTGAGGTTAGTGATGAGTTTGACGCCACAGAACCAGCTGTAGGTACAGACGAAGTTGGTCGCGAAAAGCGAGACTAATACATGAAAGTCAATGATATTGTTGTTGAGAATGTCATTGACGACATGCTCGAAGATGATGCAACGGATCACGAAAACGGTGCATTATTAACTATCTTATCTTATCTACAAAACAGAGCGGCTGATACTCACAAACAGCCACGAATACGTGCTGATAGCTTAATCAATCTTGTGCAGGCTGCTGGGTTCCCACAGTTTAATTACCAAACGCTACTAAACATTTCCAAAAACAACGAAAATGCTAAAAGCCTAATTAAAGATATCAAGGACGTAACAGTTAAAAGTAAAGACAACAAGGTTACGTTGGGACAAGGCGGCGAATTAGTAAAGTATGTTTATATCAGCCCAGTAGATAGCAATGATTTAGATCTTGACTCCGAACAAGATAGTGCTCCTAAAACAGCGCCAGAGAAAAAAGTCGACTCGATGGCAAAACGGGCCGCAAAAGCTCGCCCTAATCTTTAGATAGTCATATACCTCACTATTTAATAGTTTGACAATTGCTTAGTTGTATAGTATATTACTAGCACATCATGAAAATATTATTCTATCATCATAACATAAAAATAGAAACCCACTCCACCCTTGAGCGTGCTAACGGTCGTCCTTCAGTTTTTATAGGCCTAGCCGGCCTCTATTTAAAAACATACTTGGACATCAAAAAACCAAACATTGCAAAACAAGTTGAATGGCATCATTCCCAACAGCTACGTATCGACGATGACGAGTTAGTTTCTTTGATTAAAAAAGAAAAAGTTGATCTTCTCTGTACTACACACTATATTTGGAATTGTAAGGCTCTACTTGACCAGTTAAAAAGAATACGATCT